AATATAATAATTCACTATCTTCTTTTTTACGTTTTGTTTTATATTCATAATCTTATAATAACATTATATTAGCACTTTGTCAATGCTTAAATAGACCTGTGTAGCATATAGTGGTCGGTAAGTTTCTTACGTTCCTCCATTTGCTCATTATTAAGAGTATTTACCTCTCAACTAGGGTCATAAGGTTCATATATCGTCTTTCCATCAGAATTTCTATAAGCTCTTAATACTTGCTTTCTATTATCTTCTGAATTCTTATATGAACAATGGATCCAACCGCTATTCGGTTCATCCACATTGTGGTACTCTAATATCAATTGGTCAAAATCTAAATTTTCAATGATGTATTTTGCTAGTTCAGCATTTGGTAACCCAAATATTTCAAAATCCGCCGCCTGTCCTTTGGCGTGCTGTGATTTTAAACTTGAACCTATCTTAACACATAATTCTGGTGAACGGTACCCACTTGATACTGATACTACCTTACCGTAATGAGTTCTAATTGGTTGTAGTATGTTCTCACACAATTTCTTTAAATTATCTTGATGGTCTTCACTAGGATTATTACTAATACCATTCCGTTCAGCGGTCTGGCTTTTAGTCATTTCTTTCAACGAAAAATTTTCGGTTAATTTCATTTATTATCCTCTTGTTAGTTTTAATAGTTTCTCTATTTGCGCCTTAATGATTGGACCTCTATTTGGCCAATGTATATAAGGTTCATCACTTTTTTGTAAATTATATAAGAACGGTAACACAATCTTTTCAATATCTTTAAACCTTGCTTTAGTTTCTTCATCACTAATTTCTTTTGTTATCGTTTCTTTATCGTTCACTATTTGCATAATTTCGTTCATCATACTTTTGATAGTAGAAACATCTGATTTAACTTTAGATAGTTCAATGTTTGTTCCTTCTACTACTTTAGGATCAATGCTCGGTGTGTCTGATGGTTTAGATGATACTGGAGTGAAACCCCAATCGTTATCTAAATCAAACCCACGCATAAAGTCTGGTATATCTTTACTCATTAATCTGGTACTCCTCTTCGTCTATTAAGTGTTCTTGCTCTCTTAATTGCTTGGTCTGTTTTAATTTCTTTTATGCCTCTACGTCTATGGTGTTTTGCAAAAGAGCTATTTGGATGTGCTTCTGCTATCTTTTGTTTAACATCTTTCCATCCACCGTCTTCCCTATAAGAAATCCCTTGAACACCTCCTACTATATTTATGGGTACAGGCACTTGTCTAATATGTTTATTCTTCTTTAGATAATCTTCCATTTCAGCAATCATCATCATATCGGTCCACTTCTTACCTGTCTTCTTATTTTCAAACGTATATCTAGGCATTAAGATATCTCTTCTTGTACCACTTATAAAAACCTTTGTCTTCAAACAACTCCACTATTTCAGGAGCTGATACTTGTTCCATTAGAATACAATCAGCTATATCTTGATATTCTGATTTTTTAATTTTTAACTTCATATTTCTTTTTCAACCTGTTATATTCATCTTCATTTTTTGGTGCAAAATATTTCTTTAACATAGGAGCAATTACACCTTTGCTTCTACCTCCAGCATTCCTATCAATTCTTCTAGGAGTTCTATTAGTTGTCATATTCTTTTTGCTTGTCATCTTTTTCCTGTAATCTAAAAAAGTAAGATATCGTTTTTCTTTCTTTAAAAGTATAATCTAAACAAGGTGCGTGTTGGTTAGCACCACTATATAAAACCAATCTATTTGGAATAGCACTTATATATATGTCTGGTGTTTTCTCCATTTGACTATGAAAAAATGCCGTACCACCATCATATGCTTGGTCAAAATACATAACTGCTGCTATTAAAGGTTTTTTATCTTCTACAGAAGTATCTCTATGTATAAAACCATATTTACCAAAGTTTTGTGGAGATTGTTTTATCTCACTCAATACAATTTTTCTAGCAAGTGTCTTAAAATCACAAATTTTAGTTTGTAATATATCTTCTAGTTTGTTTATAGTAAAATCGTTCTCTTTATCATATGGACTTTCATAACAAGGAAACGCCTGTAATCTATTTCCATATTGATTTTTAAATGGTTGGTGTGATTCACGCCATTCTAAATTCTCATCTAAATCTCTTTTAATATCCCAATACTTATTTGCTGGAAAGAAACCTGGAAGAGTTACTATCCCACCATTTAAAACATAATTTAACATATATTTTAAATGTCCTTTAGAGTTTCAATAATTTCTTTATTATCTGCAATAACTTTTAATTCTTTAACAACTGTTTCAACTGAATCCATATGCGTTGCAACACCAACAGGATTATTTAAAAATACCTGTACGTTTGCTTTTGACTTTGCAATATTACCTTCAGCGTGTTTTTTAACTGCGTCTATTATTACTTGTTTCATTTTAGTGATATGTTACCTTTTCTTGTTTATATTTTTCTCTTAACTTCGTCCACACTCCGTGCCAATAGTTCTTTGACCAATCTGTTTCTGACCTAGCTAATGCCTTTTCTGCATTATTAATTAACTTGTCAGCACATCTAGGACAAGCATATAAATGTGTATTCATTAAGTACATAATATCATTTTTTATCATCTTTGTCAATGGTAGTATTTGTAGGTGGGTGTACTTCTACACTCTTACAAACATACTCAACTCCTTCTTTAATTGCTCTACTAACTTTACAATCATAACCTGTTATCTTTGATAAAGCAAAATCTGTAGTTGTAGGTAAATCGGCAGCTGATAATGCCAAGTCTGTACCTGTTTTAACAAGTGAAGTTACCTTATATTGTGAATAAGAACCAGTACTAGTTGCTAACCAAGCAGGTGCTGTACCACAACCTGTTAATAACATAATAACTGCACCAATCATAATACCTTTAATAAAAGATATCCAATATACTCCATAAGTAGAACAACCAGTTTTTTTCTTAAACCACTCTATTCTTTCTTTATGCCAGTCTATTATTTTCATTTCTTAACTCCTGGCTCTAAATAGTTTTTTGGTTTTTCATTCCATTCCATTATCTGGTCTAGTTTGATTCGTATTTCATCTGGATCCAAACCTAGTTTCATTAACTCTTCTGTACCCATACTCTTAAAAAACTCTTCATAATCTCTATTCTTTAAATCTCTTTTACCTAGTTTTGCAAAAAATGTTTTGTAAAACTTTTGCTTATCTCGGAGACCTTGCGATATAGTTTTCGCTCTAGTCGCTTCCCTTTGCCAATTAATCTCTTTTTCTTTTTTCTTACTTTTCGCTTCATTTGCTAATTTTCTTTCTCTTAATGATATATTAGCGGCAATCAATAATAATACTGCTAATGGATCAAATACAAATATTAATACAATGATAATCCATCTAACTGCTTTATCAAAATGTTCTTTTGCTTCATCACCATATATTAATTCTGCAACATATTTAAGTGGACCTACATCTGCTTCTATCTTTAATTGTTCTAGTTCTATATTACCTTTATCTAATGTCAATTTTGCAATCTTATCCATTGCAACTCTTATTTCATTATTTAAAAAATCTCTTTCTTCTTTTTGTTTCTTACGTTCTTTTAATCCTCTACTAACATATTCCTTATCTATATATACCTCTAATGCTTTATCTAATAAGTTTAATGTATTTTCTGCTCTATCTATAACAACGTTTTCTTGTATAATCTGTCTATCTATTAATTGTATCTGTACATTATTATCACTCGTAGGTCTTACTTGGTCTAGGTGTGCCTTTGATAGAAAACCAAAGATACCCATACTAGTTACAAATACTAATACAATAACAGACGTTGTTAAATATCCTTTTATTGATTGTGGTAGATTTGGATTCTTCCAGTTATGATATAACCAACTGGCGGCAACTAACTTACCAACTTCTAATGAAGTACCCATAGCAATAATTGCTATCTTCGCACCAGCAAAAAGAGTTGCTAGTCCTATAATACTATATGCAGCTGCTATACCTGATATAGATATGGCACTTAACAGTACTACTAAAATGAAAAACAAATTTCTCATTATTCCTCTTTAATATCGTTTAATACTTTTTCTACTTTACCCATTATGTTAATAACTCTTTTGTCATAATCTTCTGTAGTAGAAAACTTATCTAAAGTTTTTACTAATGCTTTTGCGTCTAGTAATTCACCGTCTTGTAATAATTTTGCTCTTAACTCTCTAAATTCTTTATATGCTGGGTGTTCATTTAATAATCTTATGTATTCTTTTACACTATTACATTTTGTTTCAAATACTCTAACACCCCAACCTGGCCACTTATCAACACCTTGTGGTAATAAATGTTTTTTAGTACTTTTAAATACTCTAATACCAAATAAGTTATTTGCTTCTACAGCAAATCTACTCTTACCCCAAGCACTCTCTAAAGCGGCTTGTGCTGTCACCATTTGAATAGGTACTCTTTTACTTGGTGGTGTATGATAATTTAAAAAATCAACACACTTGTTAAGTTCTATTATAAATTCTTTTGAGTTTGTATATTCAAAACTAGGTTCATTTAATCCTAATTTTTCTGCCCATTCAGCGTGTTCTATTCTAACTTCTTCTGTTGCTTGTTTAACTGCAATAGGATTAGGCATAAATGTTCCTATACCATATGTTATAGTTGATATTGCAACAACTAATAATGTTGCTTTAAACCACCAATATGCTTTCTTGAAAAAATTAGATGTACTTGGTTTCACTTTCATTAAAACCTCGCTACTTTGTATTCATAACCACCGATTGATGGTTCATTTTTCTTTTGAAGAAAACTTATTTTACTTTGGAATTGTGCCATACGTTTAAATATCTTTTCTGCTTGTAATTCAGTAAAGTTATCATATATGTCTTTTGACCAATCACCAGTATAATAAGTCATAGAGAATTCGCCGTCTGCATTATCTATAAACTGTTGAATTTTGTCTGGAACCTTTAAGATTATTCTCTTTAAATAGTGGTCTAGTTCTTTTGTCTTTCTCACCTCACCCATAATATATCCTTTTTTATTATATATCTAATCCTATAGCATTCAGTTTAGGTCTAAAGCTATAAAACATATCATTATGATTTCCTGTATCCCCTAAATTACTCATTTGAAACAGGTGTATCATTTCGTGTCCTAATGTGTCCACAAATTCTTTTTTATTCTTATAACTAGGTATCATTTCTAATACGTAGTTTCTAGTTCCTTTTCTTTCTTGGTCATTAATAACAACTTGACCCCACACTCTAGGATATTCTCTATCCTTTATTTGTTTAATTTTAATATCATTAAACGGAGATAGTTTACCATCAAATACGTGCTTATTAATAAGTTTAAAATACTTTTTAATATCTTTAAATGTAGTTTTATACTTACGAGTTTTCACTTCGGCCAATTCCATTTTTAGTCTTTTTTTGACTTTCTGCCTTTTACTGGTTTTGGTTCTAACTCTTTTAGCCATTGCTTTTTCCTTTTTCTATCTCCTATTTCTAAAAAAATAAACATTACTAAACTTGATAAAATTATAATCAATAGTTCTTTAGGAACATATTGATATATCCAGTTCAAGGTATTAACTATGTTTTCAATTACACTCATAGTTACTACCTTTTAAAAGAGCACATTTAAACTCTTTATCATTTTGTTGTCTGATTTCACTAGCAAGACTATCTAGTATATTTGGTAGGTGTTCTTGTAATACGCCACTAAATTCATTTATCATAACGTATACTAACCTGTGTAGTTCTTGCTCCATTAAAGCAGTATGGTCTACACCGTTTCCACTCACGTTTTCTTTGATAACGTGTGCTATAACTGCTTTGTTATAATCATTTGCATTAGCAACATTGGATAGACTTGTTAGTCCAAACCATAATGCTAAATTCAATAATATAATAAACATCACTTTTTTCATAATATATTTCTCTCCTAATATTTATTGTTTATATGTGTCTATTATACACATTTCCACAAGGAAAGTCAAGCACAATAAACCCTTGTTTTATAAGGGTTTTTTAACAAAGTGTTCTATTTTTGTTCTTTTTTCTGGTACAATTCGTTCCATCCAAAAGCGTCTTTCACTACCGAATCACTTAACCCTTTATAAACTCTATGTAAAGTTTTATCTTTTGCATTAAGCAATAATCTTGCTTCATCACTATGTAATCCTTCTAACATCTGGATAAACAAAGTTTCTTTTTGAGTTTTTGTAGTTTTAGTATCTGCGCCTTTAATAAAATGCCACAAACGTTTCGCTTCAGTTTTAAGCATTGTATGCTCGCTACCTTTCGGTGCTGGATTTTCCATAAAAGGTGGTGTACCTTCTGGTAATTCCCACTCAATACTAGGATCAAATGATCCTTTTAAAACTGCTCTTAAAGATGGATGGTCGTATCTTTTTAAAACCTCTATCTTTTTAGCTTTATCTTTTGCGTTATTTACTTTAGTTAAGACTTCTGAAAATAACAAGTCACCTGAACCGCTTGTAGCAGCCATTGCTTGCATAGAAGACTTACTCATTAATGATGGATGTTGTTTTGGTTCTTCTGCCATTTTATACTCCAATTTATTAATTTAATCATATATCTATTTATATAACTTATCTACCTGTTCCGCTGTTAATCTTCTCCCTATACTCCAAAATAGCGTCTTTTCTTTTGTAGTATCTATATTCTCTCTCATCCATTTATGTGCTTTACCTTCGTATATATCGTCAATAAAGCCATTACCCACATCTTCCCATACTGGTTTTGCGTATGGTAAAGTTGTTTTGTACATTTCATAATCTTGATACTTCTTAAATCCTGATTCAAGATTACTAAATTGATTTAAATACTCATTAATCTTTTTACTACGGTCAACAAAGGTGACCCCTATAATTCTTTTTACCTTTTTCTTAAACTTCTCTATACCTTTTATGATACCTGCAAACTGTATACCACTACCTACTGAAATTACTATGTTGTCTAACTTGTCAGGTATATTTTCAACTTGATTAGCAACACTATCAAATATTGATTCAGGATTCGTAGCAGCACTATTACCAAACTTAATTAACATATAACCTTTTTTAGATATTACTTTCTTTTTTAATCCACTATCTATTGCAACTGTATATCCGTGACCTGCAACGTTTTCAATATCAGCACCATAATGTCTTGATAATCTCATCATATGGTGGGTATCTATTGTTTTAGGTGTTGTACCACCCACACCTATGACACATTTAAAACCAAAGTCTTGAGCAACTGCCGCTATGATAGGTGCCTGTGGACTATTAACAGATGAACCTGTAACTACTCCACCATTATATTTGTTTTTAATTTCATCTTTTAATTCTCTAAACAAGCAAATTGCCTGTCTTGTTTTTCCTCCATTAACATTATCTCTACCATAGGGAGCATAATAATCATCCCTTTTGTAATAAATGTTATTGTGAATTTCTACTGGAGTTAAATCAGTTGTTTTCATAGAGTTAATTTTAATGGTATCATACAGTTCTCACACTCTTCTGCTAAATGATAGTTTAATATACCCATTAAAAAAACTGCTATTGCAACTGCATTTAAAAATATCAATGCTCTATCGTGCCACAACATACCAACAACAAACCAACCTGATACACCAACTAAATGTATGTACATATTTAAAGGATAAACATCCATTGATGTTAATGCCATTGCCGATAGTATTATAAAGGAGCTAATCCATTTTATATACCAAGATAAATCGTGTAGAGGTGTTATTTTATTAATTTCAAATTTCATAATTCCTTTTATTAAGACACAGGCGAATTTTATACATATATGGTCGCCTGTGTCAATCGTATTGGTTACGATTCAATTACGCAATTAATTATATGCGTATTCAGTACCGTACAGTTTAGTTATCCCAGCAGCTATAATAGCTTTTGTAGGAGTACCCAATCTATAAGATGTACCTGAAGATGATTTATTAATATAAATCATATGACCTTTTGAACGTAGTTTATCAACCATCGCTCTTGGTGATTGTAGGTCAAATCTGTTTCTTAAAACTTTCCAAGAAACTGGCTCACCTTTCTCAAATAAGTTTACAACTTTTTGAGTTTTAGACAGTCTTTTTCTGCCTTTAGTTGCTGTTGCAACTTTACTTTTTGAAAAAAACATAATGTTTCTTCCTCCTTTATTTTTGCTTTTTAAAGTCTGCATAGGACTATTCCTCCACGGAATTCTTCAATTTCTCACACTTACTACTATCCCCTAAACAATCAAAAAATTTCTCCATTGAATTGAGTGTAGGTTTTTCTTTTGCACAACCTACAAAAGTAAGCATTACTAATATCATTAAACTATTTTTTATCATCATCTCCATTTAAATCCATATCAGATTCAAACATATCTGATCCATCTTGTAAATCGTTTAACTCTTCTTTAAATTCTTTATTAAAAACTTGTTTATTTGGTGACTTCTTCATAAAACTTGAATAATCTATCCTGGCAGCACTCGCTTTACCACCTCTAGTAAATTTTATTGCAACCATTTTATTTGCCATTAATTGAGCGGCGTGTGCCATATTAAAATCTCTATAAATTAAACCTCTTATACAATCAATAACTAACGCAAGGTCTTTTGTAAATGTTTCTCTATTAGTTTTCAATCCCATATCACTAAATTTTCTTAATAAATCAAATCCAATTTCATCTACACTACCTTCAATAAACTCTCTAGTCTGTTGCTCTTTTAATCGTTTTGTAAATGGAGAATCTTGTGGTTGAGTTATTTTCTTCTTAATTCTGTTTTCAGGAAAAATAATTATCTTTCCTTTTTTATCTTTATCATTAGTCACGTGTAATCTCACCTTTAAAATTTACTAAACCTTTATTGTTAAAATATTCTATTAGTTGATTATATCCGCCGACTAGTTCACCTTCTATTTTAATTTGAGGCATTGCTCTTACTTTCTTACCAATGTCTTCAATTAACTTTGAAGGATCATTATTAAAATCTGTTTCTAAACTTTTTTCAGTAAAAGTTAGACCAAGGCCTTTTAGCAAGGCCTTTGCCTTTACACAGTATACACAATTTTGTTTCGTATATACTGTGATATCTTTAATTACTAACTTGTCCATCTGAAACCTCTTCTTTTTTCATAAGTTTCTCAAATGACTTATTAGCGTGATACTTTAAGTTATAAGCGTCTGTAGCTTGTTCAATTGTGTAGTTGAACATTTTATTATATTCACCTAACGGCAATCTCAAACCTATCCAAGCTCTATAATAACCATTTTTTGTAAGGGTTACATCTTGCTCAAATATTTCATATCCTCTAACTGGTGTATCTTTAATAATATTGACCAATACAGATTCTACTTCACTAACAACGTTCTTACTGTTTGATTTACCAATTTCAGTAATAAATTGTTTCGACTCTTTATTCATCTCCCCTTTGATAATGTCTGCTAATTCAGCTTTCGCTATCATTTTAGCTTTCTCAATTGCGAGATTCAAGTCTGGTGAAACGCTAGTACCAACTCCAAATATACATTGCTTTTCTTTACCTTTACCAAATCTTGCTACATCACAAGCTTTAGTTTCAGAAAAATCAGCCATATACCATTTTGGAACAGTATTAACTACTTTACCTTTTTCACTTTTGATTTTATAATTTCCTGCACAATTAGTCAATAACAGACCAAAGACAGCAACTGATAAAATCTTAATGTATTTGTTCATTAGTTTTTCACACTCCTTTGTACATTATATAACAGTTCTTGTAATAAGTCAACGCTGGATTGGGCATAACCCAAGAAATCCGAAGCACTAACTCCATATACAATAACTAATAGGAGAGCAATTATGATTAAGTTTTTAATCATTATTTTACCTTCCATTCTCCGTACTCATTTAAACACACTTTTCCGTACGATTTAAAAGCGTGATTTTTACGACTATAATATCTACAATACTCTGGTGTATAGACATCTTTGTAGTAAAACTGGGCAAAAAGTTCCCAATAAGAAGGTGTATCTGGTGTACCACTTCTTCCATCGGAACAATATAATTTTTCTTCTTTACTAATATCGCCATTAGCTTTTTGTTTTATAATAACTTTAACATAACAAAATTGTTCAGTATCATTTTTAGTTACTGGTTTTACATTATCATATAATATCTTTTGAGAACCATCTACAACTTTAGTACTACGTTGTATAGTTCCATCTGGATTATGCCACTCTATTTCCATTACTTCAGGTTTTTTCTCAAATGCTTTCTTATTTAAATCACAATCTACACAACCCCAAGCCATTTCCATACATAACAATACTGTTATCATAATTAACGTTGCATACATATAAATTTTATAATTTTTTGGATCCATATTAATTCACTCCTACTGGTTTCTCAATCCATCTACCGTCTGGCAACTGACAAGCAGTTCCAAATACTACTTCTCTATTAACATTACCAATTCCAATTAACGGCCATTGACTTGTTATATCTACTGTATGGTCATAATCTTTACATTTAAGTGGACCTACCATATAAGATTTTGTTATGTGTATAATTCCATTATTACCTGTATCTGCATTATACCAATTTGTATAAGATGAACCGTGTCCACTTGTATTTAAATGGTCTACAAATACTGCATTATGGACATCTTTATCACTCTTATATAAAATTTCTGCACCTGCAAAGGCGGCACCTACAGCACACGTAGCAATTAAGTAAGGATTATCTCCTATGTACTCTAAACATACTGCTGTTCCTGTTCCTGCACCTAACACGGCACCTGTATGTGACCTGTTAGCACAATTAGTTAGTAATAAACTAACTAGTAAAATCCATATTATTCTTGCGTATCTCATTACAAATTTTCTGACTATTAACACTTTTAACAATGTAATAATCTTCGTTATTATCAATTACATAATTATTAAAACCCTTTTCCTGCCAGAGTGTATGTGCTCTAGCAGTAATAGGTCTGAATAAATGTGTGCCATCATTAGCACTAGTACAAACAAAATCACCAATCATTATTCACTATCCGTTTTAAATAAATGTTTCCAAGGCCACTTCGTTTTTGCTTCTGACCAAGTTTTCTTTTGATACTCTTTTGTTTTATCAACTTCACCACTAATAAAATTAACAAGTTTAGCTGGCGTTTCAGCAAGTGCTGTACCAAACTCTTGTGGTGTTATCTTCTTATCTTCTGCTATAGCATTTGTAGTAAATAATACTGTAGCAATCATTAATAGTTTTTTCATAATTAAATCACTCCTCTCATATTAATGTGTAGTTACTTTCTTAAACGGTTCAATTCTATCTTTTGATTGATAAACCGTTTCCATTATTCCGTCATAATCTGCACTAGGCATTACTGACTTCATAATTTTTAATGTTTGACCCAATATTGTCATATGTACCATAATGGGATCAGAAACTTTTTCAGTTTCTAATCTCACCCATTCGTGAAAGTCATCACAAACGGTTTGTTGTGGGTCAAAAATTTCTTTAAATTTAGGTTTTGACATATTATCTTTTATAGTTTCTATTCTTTCTTCTACTTCTATAATACGACTCTTCTCCTCCGTCATCTCCTTCGCCTTCAGAAGTTTCAAAAGCCATTTGTTCTGCATAAGTTCTACCGAACACACTTTTATAGAAATGGTCTCTAGGATTTGGTGAAGAATAAGCGGTTATTAAACTGTCCCACTTAATATCTACATCATACAATCCTGGGTCTTTCTCATTTAATTCTTTGTGGTCTTTACAAAACTGCAATCTGTTTGTATGGATATCGTTCTCTTTTTCTTCTGGTGTTTTCTTGTCTGATAGTTCAATGTCTTTTTGTTTTGCTACATCAAACTCTTTATAGATGTTCTCTTTATTGTATATTGGTGTACTCATAATGTATTTTCCTTTCTCAATTGTATTAATAATAACATAAACCCTTGGAAATGTCAATCCTCAAAATAACCCCTATTTTACTCACTTTTTTGCATTTCCAACGCTCTAGCAGGGTCGCTGGTGAGCTTTTCCAACTGCTTTGATAGTCTGCTATAGCGGGATTATTCGTCTTTTTCATCATTTATCTTATCTATTTTATTCATTAGTCTTTTAGTTCTACCTAATAATCTATCAATTATTGTACTCATTTCATTTGATAGAATTATCATATAAACTAAACATCCCATTGAAATTATAAACAGGATTAATAATATCATTCCGTTTCCTGTCATATTATTTTCCTTCTAAATTTAAAGAAACATCAATATCTGATTCTAGTTTCTCATTATCAATTAATTGGTTTAACATATCAATTGCTGTATCTTTATTACCGTTCTCAACGTTTTCTTTAATAGAGATTAATACATCTGCTGTATTATCAAATCCGTTGATTGTTTGATTTTCTGTTAATAATGTCATATACTTTTTTCCTCCTATTCTTTGTGTTAAATCGTTTCTTAATATATGCTGTCTTACTTTCTCTCTTCTTTCTGAATCACTTAAATACTCAACTGGTTTCCAATCTTTACCGTAAATGGTTATATTCATATCATCTACATCATAATAGAATATCAGTTTATCGTATATAATTTTATTACTTACCATTGAAATACATTTGCCATTAATATTAATATTAACATACCTGGAATAACTATACTCAACGGCCAGAATTCTAAAAATTCTCTCCAAGCAGGTGGTTGTTTCATTTGTTTTTTTATATCTCTTTTAATTTCCATAACTAAATTATGTAAAGGTTCTCCTTTTTGAAAATTAGGAAAATCTAAATCACTCAACATTTTCACTTGATTATATGCTGATTGTACAGTTTTCTTTTTTAGTTCTACGTATATTGTTTTATTTTTCATCATATATTTTTATTGTGTTTTGTATTTCTTCCATATTAGGTTCTTCTAAAGTGGATCCGTTTCCGTTTTCTTCACTTGATATCAATAATACAATATAGTGTATTGCTTTATATAAATCCATTTTGTTTTTACCTTCTTTTTTACCGTATCTGCAAAGATATTTTATTGCATTTGATAAACTGAAATCTTTATCTATCTTTAAATGTCTTAATAAATCTTGTACTTGGAATCCTTCTTTAGTAGTAGAATAGTGTTTTGAATATGTTCCTTTAATATAGTCTAAAACTTCGTTTAATATTTTATCTTCATTATATTTCATTAGTCAGTATCTCCTTTACCGTTTATTTTATGTAAATCTCTTAATGATTTTTGAACACTTGTTAATTCTTCTTTTGGTTTATTAGATTTACTTCCAATATAGAAAGCAATACCAAATCCAATTACAGTTAAAAGCATTCCAATAATTCCTAAAAATATTAATGTATGATCCATTATTGTTTCTCTTTTTCTAACACGATTTTTAATTCACCGTCTTTTAAAACATATTTGTTATTTGGATTTAATGCTTCGTGTAAATCATCAAGTGGTTTACTCATACACTCTCCTGTTTCTGGATCAATTGTATCATCTTCTAAAGCATATGTGTCTAACTCAACATCACCGTTTTCTTTGGCGTTTTCTAAACCGTCATAGTCATCATAAACAACTTTTGCAATATACTTGGTTGTATCTGAATCTGTATAATTGGCGTCTGTCATATAAGTTTCAACACCGTTTTTTTCTTCTGTTAAGTCTTTATTGATTTTTGCGTGGTCTATTCCGCAATCTGAAAGCAATTTATCTGCTTCATCTTTATCTTTTGCTAATACATCTTGCTCTATGCATAATGTATAATATGTTTTTTTTCTGTATAGATTTTTACCGATATCATCTTTAAATACAGATATGTCTGTTATATCACTCATTATATATTCTCCGCTATTACTTCGTCAACATTAAATTCATCAATTCCAGTTAGGTTGACGTTATTAACTGCAAGGATTTTGTTTCTAGCAATATCAATACTCATTATATTACTTTTAACTT